AATTACTTTCTCATAAAGACCATCGGGACCCCACGTACACTGGTGTACCTGGGGACCGATGCGCGGGTTGTGAAAATCCCATGGATCCTCCGTCGCCGCGACAACAGAGGGGGTTGAGATTTAGGCCTCTCATGGCAACTCTCCAAAGGTAGGAGAGTCCGGCGAGTCATGAGACTACAGCCGCATTGCCCTTTCTCTCCTGGTCTACCGAGGGAGCAGAGCTCGACGCATCGTTGAGTCCAGGAGCGACAGCATCACGGAGCATTATCCGATAACGGACGTACAACTGCCCCGGAGTGTCTTCCGTAGATGGGAGCAAGGACGATCGCACCACAGCACGGGCTGGTAGGTAGGTGTTGACGACATGAGCAGGGTCTGTATCGGTTAATCCGTCTACGACTCGCATCCACTCGGAACGTCTACAATCCATATGCGCAATAACCAAATTCTGGGAACGGGGAGCCTTCCCAGACAGGAGTTGCGCACCCGCTGCCCCACACCAGACAGCAGCGGTAAGAAAGCCGCTACAGGCACTGATTTGTCCTGTTGTTGTCGGCAAACTATCCCCATAATCATACAGATAAGCCATTTGAATAGCTCCGTTGGTCTGGGTTCCTACTTCAGGAACGTAAAATACGCTCCACTGAAGTGGTCGCCACCGAGCGAAGCACCTAGCGATGTTGCTTAACCGTATTAGTGAAGAAGGCATGCAAAGATAAGCCCTGGTTTGACCAGCGGCTGTAGTTCCTCGGGTGAAAGCCCCGAGGTGCTCTACCTCTTCAACTGTGATCGCGCCCCCAAGGGGACCAAGACTCCGAGAAGGGCCAATCCCACTCGTAGCCATGGGGGCCGATGTTGTTATCCCATTGCTGGGCTGGCGTTGGCTCGATCCAGATCTCCCTTGCCTCCTCGAAGGCGCTGGCTGCTGGTTCTTGACCGCCGCAGCCTGCGGCATCCTCTTGGATTTCTTCTGCTTTGATCTCCCCATCTGCAGAATTTAACTGGGAGACTTCCCCTATCCCAGCGAGATATTTCTGGATTCGGCCCCATTGCCTGCTTGTGTTTAGCTCAACCCACAAGTCATCTACTGTCTCCCTGTTGGAAGACAGGAACCGGTACAGGCATTTGGCCCATGTCAACAGTTCGGCTCGGGGCAGGCCTGGATTTGTGAACTCATGAGAGCAGAAGTTGAAGCTGAGAAGCTCCTTCCCTAGGCGTCCTTGTTTAGAAGGGCAAGCCACGTACTCTTTACAAGTGTGGCCTAGGGCGGCGTACTTCTCTTGGGCTCCCTCTACCCATCCCTCAACAGAATCATCACCCATAGCAATACACCATGGGGAGCCGATAAGCTCAGCCATAAGGCAACGAATTCTGGAGTTGGTAGATGATGTGCAATATGAACCGGATTTCATGAGACCTGGCAGGTTTTGCTCTATCAAGGTCCCATCACTGAGCTGGAACACGGAGTTCATGAAACAGTAAAAGCGTGAAATCGCGGCTCTCCTCATGAGATCTGGGAATGATCCCAATTGCAGGCGTATGGCAAGATCAGCCCATAACTCCCAATCTTGGACTGACCAATCGAACGCCGAAATGTCGGCTTCAGCAGCTTGGTGCAGGGAATGCTTGTGAGCGACATCCTTCCAAAGCATCTCTACTTGACTTGGAGTGCTCATGCCCATGCCAGGTTTCGACGGACAAAGGTGCCACATCGATATCTCTGTAGCATTCTGTGGGCCAAACAACATCCGCTCCACGAGCTGGTCCACCAAGGACACAGAAGAGATCAGCCGAAATCGGCGTTCTCGAATCTTCCGCATCGTATGTGGTTCTTGCTTGACGAAGAGTCTCACAGGATCCACAAGGCCTCGTTGAACGAGCTCCTTTGGTGTCCAGTTGTGCTGGCGGGGGTCAACCGCTGCTAAAGCGACGAGCCTCTCAGCCACTGCCAGGTGAACTAGCTCGGGAGCTAAGTTCAGTACCGCTGCGTTCTGATTTTCAATGTTAGCTAGCGGTACTCCTGGCGAGGACGTCCCATTTAGCTCTCCTGTTTGGCAGATCCGTTGGACTTCTTCACATAACGCTTGGAAGTCCCACGGCTCTTGTCTGAAACATTTCCGGACTTGGCTGTTTGGGTATCGTCCTTGGAGGGCGTTGACTGCTTCCTGGAGTGAGGGGGGCGGTAGCGTGCGCTTGAACCTGCTTGCTTGGACTCTGAGAGATTCGAGTTCTGCTTCAGATCCTCGAGCTGGCCACGCATAGTCTGCAAGTTCTGGGAAAACTCTAACCGCTGCTGAGACACGAGGTCCCGGAGGCTTCTGAGTTCCTTCCCTAAACCGGCAATCACTTCTTCCAACTGCTGTGAGGGGCATACCGGAGACGGAGGCTGTGAGAAGCTGTCCGTCGATCCATTGGTAGTTCCCAAGCTGAATAAGCCTTCCAAGGGCGGACTCTCCCGTAGGAGGTCCGCCCGCTGGTAGTTTAAAGGCTCACCTTCAACCTGAACAGTTGCAGTGGGTTTCCGCCGCCTTCTGGTCTTCCGGGTCGGAGCAGTGTGTAATGACTGCAGAGATGACGCTGATTGTAGGCTCGGAGTTGGTGGTTCACCAATTACGGGAGGCACTGAAACAGCTGCCTCAACCGTAACTTCCCATTCCTCGTCATCCTCAACATCACCCCAATCACGCCCACCTTCAAGCTGCTTAGTCTTCTGAGCTCTCCTTGCTGAGTGTCGGACCCATTCTCGGTCTGAGACCTTAATTCTATCTCCTCCGAAATCAAGTTCGTAGAAGTGAATACCTTGAGAACGACGGGACTCATACTCCTCATTTGTGATTTCATTAGGCACGGATTTCCAGAGCTCAGGAGACTCGACTTCCACCTCCCGCCTATAAGTCAGGAAGTATAGGGCCGGATTGGATGCCACGTTGACAGACCCCAAAGCCCCAATATGGAGGCCGTAAACAGCTCCTTTGTGGATGAGAGGAGTGCCCGACCACCCGCGTCCAGTAGTAGCGTTGTGCTGGAGGAACCAAGGGTTCGACTCTGGCCGCACAAAGGCTAAACTAGTGGATATTGAGGTGGAGGACACGCCCCCGAACAAATTACACGCCATGGGTCTGAGCATGGGTTTCAAGGGCGCTGATGAAACTTTGAGCAGAGACCAGATCTTGGGAGACACATTGTAGAAACAACAGTCCATCCTTTGATCATGGCATGCGTATTTCATAGGACCAAAATCACACTCAACCATGTCGCCACCCTTTGCTATCGCGTTGGGCTCTAGTAGCGCGATGTGGTGGTTGGTCATCAATAAGTCTTGACCATTGGGAGTTCTAACTCTAGAGCCGAAGCCCAAGAAAGTCTCACCATGGTATAATGTGACCACACACCCGGGTAGCTTGTCGGGGGCTACTGGGGTGGGCATGCTTCCCCCCGCATATGCCTCCGTCACTGTTTTCCTGTATAGGGCGGAACCAGCGACTCCTGACAATAGCGAGAATGGCAGGGGAACTGTAACCACGTCTGAGCCATGTGAAACGTCAACCACATATCCGACTTGGGGATCGAAACGGGGGTTTCCCATGGAGCCAAACTTGCGTTTAGCTAGTGGCTCGGGCTTCAACCCTGCGCACAGCCGATTGAAATCCTCGGCTGCTTGGGATGCGATCCAATTTACTATGATAGTCAACGGGATCGCCCACCACCATGACGTCACGGGGAGTTGATCCGAACATAACCCCGCTAGCCAAATGCCTAGAAGGAGGAAGATGTGACCTGGAAGGTGCATCATCCGCATCCCCTTCCGTAGCTGACCAGCAACAAAAGAGGCCATGTCGCGTGACGCGAAAGCCCGACCGCTCAGTCCGAGTCCGACCTATCCTGGACAGATAGTCTGGAAAACCGGGGATAGAACTCCTCACCAGTCGTCTCGTCTATGTCCGATGGCCGAGAGTCAGAGTTATTGACCACTCTTGAATAGACAGAAGTATTCGGAGGGTAGCAATGAGAGCAGTAATGATAAGGGTTACCACCACCGCAAACTCGTGACTCGAGATACTCGGTGTCGCGCACCCACTTCTCCACTGAGCCCGAATCTTGTCTAGTGTTCCCTTCACTCAAAGAGGAATAGGGAGCACGGGGTGAGCGAACTCTAGGAGAGTTCTGCCTGCAGGACTCACAAATGGAGTACGACTCGCAGGCTCTCGCCCTATAGATATCGGACAACAACCGGAAATGCTCGATCTGCACTGAGGTAGACTCAATGATCGAATGGCAACCCGGAGTATGGCACAACACAACCAGAGTCAACTGGCTGAAGATGCCGGGGACGTAAGGCGCAGTAATGACGGGGTCGTCGATCTCGTGCGAATGCACAGCCCAGACGAGTGTCCCGTCCCTACTATGACGTCGAGCGGCCTTCCTGGTCCCGTCCCTACTATGACGTCGAGCGGCCTTCCTGGTGCTTGATGTGGCCCGGAGAGTGATCTCAGTACGGGTCATACAAGGCCAGGTAGGGTGTTATAGGTGGAAGTAGGCTCAAAATC